CGAGGACTGTACCATTAGTTGGAGGGGTGACGGAGAATCGCCCATATGACTATCCAACTGAGGTGCGGTACGATAACATCAACCCCACTGTGAACATCACACGGGCATCCGAGCCTCCACGCTCTTTCCATCCTGTGAAAGGCGCGTGCGTGGAGGGTGTCCCAATCCAAGTTGTTGCACAGAGTGAGGGCGCCACGCTCCATGCTGTAAAGAAGCGTTGTGACCACAAGCCCCAGGATGACGTCGGTGACCTGTTTCTCAGAGGTCACAATCTGCTCATGGACAAGGTCCACGAGCGGGAGACTATACGACTTGATTCCGCGGCTGTGCATGCTTATCTTGATGAGATGAGCGGTCAAAAGCGGGAGCGGCTTCAGGCGTGCCTTGACTCTATGGACTTCACACTTCCTGGATACACGGACAAGACCGTGTTTGCTAAGTCAGAGGTTCTTGTGAAACATGATGGATCCCAGCCACGTGTCGTCTACCAAGGTGGAGACATGTATAATCTTGTAATGGGATCCGTTGTGTTTTATTTGTCTCGACGTATGGCAGAAGAGCTTTCACGCAGTAACCCCAAGAACAAGGGGAATGAAGTCATATACTGCGTGGGCATGACTGCTGACGAGATAGCCGATATAGTGCACCACACTTCAGGCAATGTCTTCGAGAACGATTTCAAGAACAACGACGGCACACAGCCAGCCGGTGTCAGAAAGTGGGAAGCCATGTTTTATTACAAACTTGGCGCGCCAAAGTGGTTTGTCAGGGAGTTCGCTCATAACACTAGCGTTCGGGTTTTTACGCGATATGGTGTTAAGGGGCGAGTGAAGGGCCAACGCTGGAGTGGTGAGGTTACTACCACCACTGGCAACGGTTATGTCAATTCATGTACTTCACTCGCAGCGCTTGAGCGTGCGAAAATTGACAAGAGCACTACATTGGTATATGGGGATGATGGATTAACGTACACCTCTCAGGATAGGAAAGACATGAAGGACTCTTTTCAAGAGGTGGCACAAAGCTCAGGGATGGACACACAAGGAGTGATTGTTGATGTCCGGGAGAGAGCGACGTTCTTGCGCAAGCGGTTCGTCCCGAGCTTTACTAAGACATTCCCAGTTCCATCATTTGGACGAGTCGTGTCCAAGTTACCTGTCCGGGCAAACAACAACCGGGCAGTTACGGACGAAGCATATATGGCTGGCAAATTACTGTCAGCTGCATATGAACACAGACACGTCGCAACTGTAAGGGAACTCCTGCTCAATACAGCGGAACAAATGTCGGACAAGCCATTCCTTGACTTTAGGAATCAGGCATGTGCGTACAAATACACTGCAGAGGAACTCAGGGACTTAACTCTCAATGCAAATACAATTGACCCGGATTGCTTCCATTCGTTCTTGCGTAAGGTCTACGATATCAACGAAGAACAGCTTGTAGAGTGTTACACTTCGGTGTGTGACGGGATCCTCGGTTTCCAGAGGGTCAACTCTAAACGCGGTCCGCAGCGAGGCAAGGATCCTCTTCTTGCGCCGAAGATACCCCGCGCATTATGGGATA